TTTTTAGGTTCTGTTGATACTTTAATTGCTCCATCAAAACTCAGATCTTTAATATACGATCACCCATTGAAAAGTAGTGGAGGATTGGATGTTTATGAAGATTCTATTGACAATCATGACTATTTAATATCGGTTGATGTTGCAAGAGGAGTTGGTAGTGATTATTCCGCGTTTACTGTTGTAGATATAACTACATTTCCACACCAAGTAGTTGCAAAATATAGAAATAATGAAATAAAACCAATGCTTTTTCCAAGCATTATTGTAGATGTTGCTAAAAATTATAATAACGCATATATTTTATGTGAAGTTAATGATGTTGGAGACCAAGTAGCATCTATTATACATTATGACTTGGAATATACAAACCTTTTAATGTGCTCAATGCGAGGAAGAGCAGGGCAAATTGTTGGACAAGGATTTTCTGGCAAAAAGACTCAACTTGGAGTCAAGATGTCAAAAACTGTAAAAAAAGTTGGATGTCTCAATTTAAAAACTATGATTGAGGAGAATAAACTCCTATTTAAAGATTATGATATTATGAGTGAACTTACAACTTTCATTCAGAAGCATAACTCATTTGAGGCTGAAGAAGGTTGCAATGACGACTTAGCAATGTGTTTGGTTATTTACGCTTGGCTGGTTGCACAGGATTATTTTAAAGAACTTACAGATCAAGATGTAAGAAAAAGATTATATGAAGAACAAAAAAATCAAATAGAACAAGATATGGCACCATTTGGTTTTATTGTTGATGGTACGGATTCCAATAGTTTTACAGATCAAGAGGGGGATAGATGGTTTGTTGATGAATATGGAGATATGGCTTACATGTGGGACTATATGCAATAATGGATTTAGATAAGCAAATAAATTTAGGGCATTTGTTATTATCAGATAGAACATGCAGAGTCTGTGGAGAAACTAAAAATTTAATAGATAGTTTTTATAGAACTAGAAAGGATAGAGGACCAGTTGCGTCTTCATACTCATATGAATGCAAAGAATGTACAATAAAGAGAATTACTAGCAAAAAAAGTAAATCTACAACTTTTGCCTTTTGGGAATATCCAGATTGGTAAACATTCACGTCACATTTCCCCCGTGAAAAGTAACTTTTTAATAAATATTTTTTAGATAAACTGAGAATTACGGAGAAAAACATGGCGACTCCTCAATTATCTCCAGGCGTACTCGTCAGAGAGGTTGACTTAACTGTAGGAAGAGCTGATAATGTTTTAGATAATATTGGAGCTATTGCTGGCCCATTTTCAATTGGTCCAGTAGATTATCCAGTTGACATTGCAACTGAGCAAGAATTAATTAATTTTTTTGGTAAGCCACTACAAACAGACGCTCAATATGAGTATTGGATGAGCGCATCTTCATATCTATCTTATGGAGGTGTTCTTAAAGTAGTAAGAACTGATGGAGATTACCTTGTAAATGCTAATGCCAGAAGAATTAGAGGTGGAGAAATAACTGGCATTAGTACCCTGAATGTAAGTTATTCTCTTGGTTCATCTGTTGGAGTTGGAACTACTGTTTCGGGAAGCTTCACTCTAACTGAGACTGATTATTCTACCAGTGGAAATGGAACTGGAGCAATAATAACAGTTAGTGTTGCATCTACTAATGGAACTGCAGCTGCATTAATTTCAAACGTTGCAATTTCTAATGGTGGAGTTGGATTCACTACTACAGATAGTATTACAATTTCAAATTCCAAGCTTGGTGGAGTAGGGGTAGGAAGTACAGGTTCAATTACTCTTGATATTACCGATATTTACACAACCTCAGGCGTATCTACTGTAGGAACTCCTGATCTGAAAATTACTAACTTTGACAACTATAATGCAGTTCATTCTGATGATATTGCAGATTATATTTTTGCCGCTAAAAACCCAGGAACTTGGGCAAATAATTTAAAGGTTGCAATTATTGACGATAAAGCTGACCAAACAATCGCTGTAGGTTCAACTTTTGCTCAAACTTTAACCGCAAGATCAGACAATGGAATTGGTCTTGGAGTTACTGTTGCTTTAGTTAATCAGAATATTCCAGGAGTAACAACTTCTTTCAATGGTTATCTGAAAGGAATTATTACGGGTGTTCAAACTGATTCTATCGATGTAAAAATTGTATCTAGAGTTGCTGCTGGGTCTTCTACAGATATTTTAATTAACTATCAAGAAAGAAACCAATCGGCATCTATTAGACCAGGAAATACCTTAAGATTTACCGAAGATGGTGGTGCATCTGCAGGAGTTCATACTCTCGGAAGTTCATCTTCGACAGTTAAAGATTGGTATGATGAGCAGACTATAGATTTGGATAATGGAACAATTTTCTGGAAGTCTCTTGCTCCCAAACCAACTACTAACAAATTCTCTTTAGATAGAAATAGCAAAAATGATGCTATCCACGTTGCTATTTTTGATGATACTGGTAAGATAACTGGTGTTCAGGGAACTCTGCTTGAAAAGCATTCATTCTTATCAAAGGCAACAGACGCAGTTTCTGCAGTAAATTCTCCACAAAAAATTTGGTGGAAAGAATATCTTGCTCAGTATTCTAAGTATGTTTATGTTGGTGACAATCCATCCGATGGTTCAAATAACGAAGAGGTATTTGCTACTGGATTTGTTGAAGGTTTCTCTCCATACACCACTGCAGATGGATTATGGAATGAGCCAACGCAAGATAAGGTCTTTAGTGCTATAGGAAACGCTTTGTACTCCTTACAAGGCGGAAATAACTATGGAGAAGATCCAAGTGCAGAAACAGGAAGCTTTACTCCTTTACTTGGCGACTTATTAAATTCATATGATCTATTCTCAAATAAAGATGAAATAGAAGTTGATTATTTGATTATGGGTCCAGGTTTATCTTCAAAAGATGAGTCTCAATTTAAGGCAAGTTCTCTAATCTCAATCGCAGAACAAAGAAAAGACTGCGTTGCTGTACTTTCTCCACATAGATTAGATGTAATCGGTGTAACGAATACCAACGACCAAACTGATAACATTATTGGATTCTTTAGCCCACTTCCATCTTCATCATATGCAGTATTTGATAGTGGATATAAGTACACTTATGATAGATTTAACAATAAATTTGTTTACATCCCTTGCAATGCAGATGTTGCAGGTCTGATGTGCAGAACTAATATCGTTGCGTATCCTTGGTTCTCTCCTGCAGGTCAGCAAAGAGGAATACTCAACAATGCAATTAAGTTAGCATACAATCCAAATAAAGCACAAAGAGATAAACTTTATCCAAATCGTATTAATGCGATTGTGACTCAGCCTGGAATTGGAACTCTTCTCTTTGGTGATAAAACCGCACTTGGTTATGCTTCCGCCTTTGATAGAATCAATGTTCGTAGACTCTTCCTCACAGTTGAGCAAGCACTCCAAAGAGCAGCACAAGCACAACTCTTTGAACTTAACGATGAGTTAACAAGAGCAAACTTTAAGAACATTGTGGAACCTTATCTCCGTGATGTACAGGCAAAGAGAGGTCTTTATGGATTCCTTGTTGTCTGTGATACCACAAACAACACTCCCGATGTGATTGATAATAATGAGTTTAGAGCTGATATTTACCTGAAGCCAGCTAAGTCTATCAACTACATTACTCTTACCTTTGTTGCAACTCGTACAGGAGTAAGTTTTGATGAAGTTGCAGGTACTGTTTGATCATTATTAAATAAATAACCTAAGGAGATAACAAACCATGGCTAGACTTAAGACAATCTCAGATTTTAAGAGTGCTTTAAAAGGTGGTGGTGCTCGTCCCAATCTATTTGAAGTTGAATTAACCCTTCCTGATGGAATTAGTTGGGACGGTGACATTTTCAAATACCTATGCAAAGCAGCTGCTTTGCCAGCTTCAACTATTGCGAGTATTGATGTTCCATTCAGAGGCAGAACTTTTAAAGTCGCTGGAGACAGAACTATTGATGTTTGGACAGTAACGATTATTAATGATGAAGACTTTAAGCTCAGAACTGCTTTTGAAGAGTGGACACAGTTAATTGCAAAACTTGATAATAATTTAGGTGCTACTCAACCAGAATCTTATATGAAGACTGCAACGGTCTATCAGCTTGGAAGAGGTGCTGACATAAACAGCACCACTAATGCAGGATCTGATAGTTCTATACTCGCTGCATATAAGTTTATTGATATTTTCCCAACTTCAGTTTCTGATATTGCTTTATCCTATGAGAGTAGTGATACTATTGAGGAATTCACTGTAGAATTCCAGGTACAGTCTTATGAGATTATTAGCGGAACTACGGCAGCTAAAGCATAATAAATAGACAAAAGTAAAAATAAATTATGGCAAAATTATTTGGATTTTCAATCGAAGATACAGAACCACTGTCTCCTGGTGTTCTTTCTCCTGTTCCAGAGAATAGAGAGGATGAATCCGATTATTATTTGAGCAGTGGTTTTTTTGGTTCTTATGTAGATATTGAGGGAGTTTATAGAACTGAGTTTGATTTAATCAAACGATATAGAGAAATGGCACTTCACCCAGAATGTGATAGTGCCATTGAAGACATTGTAAATGAAGCTATTGTAAGTGATACAAATGATTCTCCTGTAGAAATTGAATTATCCAATCTAAATGCAAGTGATGGCATTAAAAATAAAATAAGACAAGAATTTAAATACATTTTATCTTTATTAGACTTTGATAAAAAGTCTCATGAAATTTATAGGAATTGGTATATTGATGGTAGACTTTATTATCATAAAGTAATTGATCTTAAAGATCCTCATGCTGGCATTCAAGAACTAAGATACATTGATGCCATGAAAATGAGATACGTTCGTCAACAAAAAAAGACAGAAAAGGATAAAAAAGTTTATAGGATGGCGGGTGTTAATGCCAATGATCCTATGGATTATGAATTTCCTCAGATTGAGGAATATTTTATATACAATCCAAAAATGTCTTATCCTACAAGTAACCCATCTTCAATGGGAGGAACTGCAGGAATCAAATTTACAAAAGATTCAATTACGTATTGCACTTCCGGTCTTGTAGATAGAAATAAGGGATCAACACTTTCATACTTACATAAAGCTATTAAATCTCTCAATCAACTTAGAATGATTGAAGATTCGCTTGTAATTTATAGACTATCCAGAGCTCCAGAAAGAAGAATTTTTTATATTGATGTGGGAAATCTTCCCAAGGTAAAAGCAGAGCAATACCTCCGCGACGTAATGATGCGTTATAGGAATAAACTTGTATATGATGCGAGTACTGGGGAAATACGTGATGATCGTAAATTTATGGCGATGCTTGAGGACTTCTGGCTTCCAAGAAGAGAAGGAGGAAGAGGTACAGAGATTTCCACACTTCCCGGGGGTCAAAACCTTGGAGAAATTACAGATATTGAGTATTTTAAGAAAAAACTTTATCGTTCTTTAAATGTACCACCATCAAGAATGGATGGAGAAGGTGGATTTAATCTTGG